TATATAAACAAAGATAATACAGAAACTACAGCTACAATTGATATACCAAGTGGTGCTGAAAGATGTTTGATATTTCATACATTTGATTTAACAAAACCATTAAAGAATTAAACGTTGAAGGTAATTCAATAACTAGTGAGGACGTGGGTGCGATTCCCACCACCTCCACCAATTTAAAACACATACAAGTGTGCTTTGAGGGGGTGAGTTAGATTCGACTACTACTAAAAGTTACTGGAGTTTAATCGCTGACAACGTAATGTCAAATTATAAATGCTAACGAAAGTTATGCACTAGCGGCCTAGGTCGCTGGGGTTTGCCTGTACCTTGCAACAGAAACAGGCACAGAATTGGCGCCAAGGGGTGGGGATGCGAGAGTGGAACCACCCTTTACAAATCTATGAAAGTATGATATAATAAGAATATGAATAGCAAAGAATTTTCACTAAAAATAGAGTTATTAGTTAAAGAAAAAAGAGTATCTTATATGGATGCTATAATTGACTATTGTAATATAAATGACATTGATGTAGGAACTGTTAAAGCAATGGTTAATAAGTCATTGAAAGAAAAAATAAAAAATGAAGCAGTTAATCTAAAAATGATTAAAGAGAAAAAAGGTGGCGTATTACCAGTATGAACGGATTAGAAATATTATATCATATGTTATTCGTAGAACCTGAATCTTTTTTATGGGGTTTAATTACAATGGGTATTATAATTGCTATTTTAAGTTTTTTATTTGATATTGGCGCTGAACAAAATAATGAATAGGAGAATATAATGGAAAGAATACCAGAACATACATTTAGATGTAGATTTCAACATAAAGCAATCTTTATTTGGAAAGATGTAACAACAGATCAAATGTTTAAAGACAAGAAGGTAGTAATGTTTGGACTACCAGGTGCATTTACACCGACTTGCTCATCAAAACAATTACCAGAGTACGAGGAAAAATACGACCAGTTTAAAGAATTAGGTATAGATGATGTATATTGTATATCAGTAAATGACTCTTTTGTAATGAATGCTTGGGGTGGTAGTTTTTCTCCTAAAGTAGAAAAGACATTTTTATGTCCTGATGGTGACGGTAAATTTACAGAAAAAATGAATATGTTAGTAGATAAACCTGCTAATAAATTTGGTAAAAGAAGTTGGAGATATTCTGCTTATGTTGAGAATGGTGTAATAAAGAAAATGTTTGTTGAACCAGGTAAGAATGATGAGGGTAAAGACGAAGACCCTTTTGAAGTATCAGGTGCTCAAACAATGATAGATTATTTAAAGGACAATAAGTAATAAATGTATGGAGGGTTTGATGTTTTTAGAGTCTATATGGCAGTTAAATTACATTTTACTACCAACTATAATTATTTTGACTATGATGGTAAGGTAAATATTAAACTAGATACATTTACAAAAAGAAATGATAGATATTTTTTTCATAAACTTAGCACAAAATATAAACAAGATGAAATACTTGATTTCTTTGTTGCAAATTTTATTGATAAAGACAAGAACTGGATTGGTAATTTATTAGAAAATGATGGACGAGAGATTTATTTTAATTACAAAAAAGTTAAAGACAACTTTAAGTTTCATTTTAGAAACGACTTTGTTAATATTCTTAATGATTTTGGCAGTAAGCGGATTTCTTTTGATGACGGTTTTGTTTGCAATAGCGGACAACATCCACGACTTTTACGTTTACTTATCCAGAGGAGAACGTCTTTCCAAACCTTCGTTGTGCTTGACCAAGTCCTATCGTTTATCAAAAATTGGAATGTGGAAATTAAAGAGAGGGTTGTGTGGCCTAAAATCGCACATAAGGTTGCCAAGTTGAAACCTTTTATAAAATATAACTTAACAGAATGTAAATTAATAATGAAAGAGGTAATCAAAAATGAAACCTAAAATAGATTTTATATCTTTAGTATCAGGTGTAGATAAAACTATGCCTATAATAGAGGCAAGTAAACATAAACCATCTTGGATTAAAAAAGCGGCTGCAGATTTTAAACAATTAGGTTCTATAACTCAACAATTAAGAGGTGGGCAAGAAATGTATGCTGACCCTATGAATCAAAAATTTAATCCTGCTGAAACTAAACACACATCTAAATGTCCTGCCTTGCAGATGTATCATAACACAGGTTATATTTTAAGAACACATACAGATATTTTGTTAGATGTAAGTCCTGATAGACAACATTTTCAATCATCAATACCTGGTGGCAACCAAGAAAGTAGACCAATAATATCATCACATATGAATCAATCATTTTATCCATTCTTTGAAAACTGGCCAAGCAACACAATGAAAAAAGTATTGAAATTTGATTTACCTTGGGTAGCAAGAATACCTAAAGGTTATAAGATGTTACAAATGCACCCTATGTACCAAGATGAAAATAGATTTACTACTTTGTCAGGTATACTAGAACCACATCTAGGACACGCTGCTATAGGTACTGTACCTTTCTTTTGCCACTTTACTGGTATAGAAACAATTAAGGCTGGAACACCTGTTGCTCAATTTATATTAATACCTGATGAACAAGAAGCTGAAGTCATTGATATTGAAAACGACAAAAATTATATGAAAGAAAGATCAATGAATTATTTACAATTAAATGAATCGTTTAATAGAAACTATGGTAAAATAAGAGAGTTTTGGAAGAAGTACGGTTGGTAGTATGAGTAGAGTATTTTGTATAGGTAATGGTGAAAGTAGAAAACATTTAGATTTAGAAACATTAAGACCATACGGCAAGATATATGGTTGTAATGCTCTGTATAGAGATTTTACACCAGACGTAATTACTGCTGTTGATATGGGTATAATGCACGAGATATACAATTCAGGTTATGCACAAAACAACAAGTGTGTGTTTAGAGATTGGAACACAATGCCTGGTGAAATGTACGAACAATTATTATATGCAGGTCAAAACTATTCAGACCAAGATTATGAACTAATTAAAAAAGAAAATGTAATTAACTCTAATGAACGAGGTGATAGAAAAGAGTTTGTATTACACGGTTCTAATTTAGCAGGTGTAGTTGAAATATTAAAAAAGAATAAGACTAGAGAAGAAAAGAAAGTTAATCATACTTCTATAAATGTTAGTTGGGTTACAAGTGATGATAAGGTCAGAGCAATAAATGACCATATGATTAATACTTCAGGTGATACAAAAGATAGAGGTTGGGCTGCAGGTCCTACTTCAGGTTATTTTGCAGTAAAAGATAATCAACCTGAAGAGGTTTTTTTATTAGGACACGACTTGGAGAGTTATAATAATCAATTAAATAATATTTACAAAGACACAAAACATTATGGATTAAAAGAGGCACACAAGACACCTAGTACAAATTGGATAAATCAATGGTTAGAATTAATGAGAGAAAATCAAAACATCACTTTCTATAAGGTAAATCCTAAGGGTGGTGATGGTTCAGATCCTATTAGTACAATACCAGAGGCGTGGACAAGAGAGAAAAATATTCAATATATAGATTATATCACGCTTGACAAAATGCTCAAATAGTGATATAATGAAATTATGTTAGACGGAATAATATATACAATATTGAATTGGGTTGATACCACTTCTCACAAGATTAGACAATATATGATTAACAAGTCATTACCTAATCCTTGTAAATCTGCTAGTGAATGGCGAAAAGATTATGAAAAGTGGAAGAAAAACTCTACTAAATAGTAATACATTCCGATTAAACAGGAATATACAAATACAACGAATACAATAATAAGGAGAATACGAATATGGATTTTGAAACATTAAAATCATCATCAAGTAATTTTGATAAACTTACAAAAGCACTTGAAACAAACCTCAATCCTGAGGATTCATCAAACAAAAACAAATACCAAGACGACAGATTTTGGAAACCAGAGTTAGACAAAACTGGTAACGGTTATGCTGTTATTAGATTTTTACCTGCTGTTGAAGGCGAAGACTTGCCTTGGCAAAGAGTATGGTCTCACGCTTTCCAAGGAACAGGTGGTTGGTATATTGAGAACTCATTAACAACTCTTAATCAAAAAGATCCTGTTAGTGAAGAAAACACAAGACTTTGGAATACAGGTGTTGATAGTGATAAAGAAATTGCTAGAAAGAGAAAAAGAAAATTATCTTACTACTCAAATATTCTAGTGGTATCTGATCCAAAACATCCAGAGAACGAAGGCAAAGTGTTCTTATACAAATTTGGTAAAAAGATATTTGATAAGATAACAGAATCAATGCAACCTGCTTTTGAAGACGAAGCGGCAATCAATCCGTTTGACTTCTGGAAAGGTGCAAACTTTAAATTAAAAATCAGAAAAGTTGATGGTTATTGGAACTATGACAAATCTGAATTTGAAGGCGTGTCAGCACTTGCTGATAATGATGAGAAGATTAAATCTATTTGGTCATCACAACACGCTTTAAAACCGTTTTTAGCGGCTGATAATTTTAAAACCTATGAGGAACTCAAAGAGAAGCTGAATAGGGTGTTATCGGGTGCTAGAAAAACTGAAACCGTTGCTGTTGCAGACCTCCCGCCTCAACAAAATGGTTCAGCAAAAAGTATAAATGAAAGTCCAGTTGCTAGTGATGATGACGATACAATGTCATACTTTAGTAAATTAGCAGAGGACGAGTAATACTCTCTCTCTTGGTACATACTTTTAGGGCGCTTTAGGTAACTAAAGTGCCCTTTTTTAAGCATAAATATATCATATGCCTAGTATATTAGATCCATTAGTTGACAAAGCCGCAGGTGCAAGAAAAGGCGCTGCTTGGTACAAAAACGCTATATCTTCTATCGCAGATAGAGTATCAGCAAGAAAACTAATGAGTCAAGGTAAATTAAATGGCAGACCAAGTATTGGTCGTTTAAATATGTTCTTTTATGACCCTAAATATAAGAAGACATTACCATATTATGATACATTTCCTTTAGTATTACCTATTGAGAGAATACCAGGTGGATTTGCAGGGATTAACTTTCACTATTTAAGACCTGGTGCTAGATTTACTTTGTTACAAAGATTACAAAGATTTTCTATAAGGAATGAGGTATCTAGTAGAAATAGATTTGATGTCAGTTATGATAGGGTTAAGAATATTCCATTGGTAAAGAATACAATTAAAAAATATTTGTACTCTCACGTGAGATCAAGTTTTTTAAGAATAGATTACGACAAGGCTGCGTTATCAGTTTATTTACCTGTGGCACAATTTAAAAAGGGGAGTCCATACTAATGGCAATACTACGAGGCGGAAAACGAATTGGTGGTTATGATGTACGTATCGGTATACCACGAGATAGATCGTTAGATGATGTAGCAGGTGACGATAGATTACAAAGACGACAAGGTAGCAATCCTGAAACTACAATAGGTCGTTTTCAATCCTATGTAAATGAGGCAGAAGGATTTGCTAGAAAGGCAAGATTTTATGCTGAATTTAATTTACCTAAAGGTATATCAAATGGTGCTTTATTTTCAGAAGGTTTTGAAGACACATCATCAGCAGCACTAGAGAAACAAGCATTTCCTACACAAACAGATTTACTTGCTGTACAACAGGCAAATGGTAGACGAGTAAGAGCATTTTGTTCTTCAATTAGTATGCCTGAAAGAGAGATGTCAACGAAAGAAATTAGACACGGTAATGCACCCGCTAGAAATTTTGTATATGATATGAAATCAGCAGGTATATCAGCAACATTTTATGCTGATAAATTTATGAGAGAAAGATCATATTTTGAATTATGGCAAAAATCTGCTATGTCAACATCTGAAACATTTAACACAAACTATTATGATAACTATGTTGCTAATTTAAACATATTTCAATTAGGTCAATTTGCTAGCAGACAAGAACGGGATGATATAACTTATGGTGTACAATTGATAGATTGCTTTCCTACCAAAATAGGTGCAGTAGAATATTCCCACGATGCTAATAATATACAAACAATTGATGTAGATTTTTCATTTAGATACTGGATTAATTACTTTATAGATAAACAAGGTAATATAGAATTAGGTAGTCCTCTTGGTAAGGTACCTGAAATTAAGAATAACAAAGGAATTTTTGGTAGTTTAATAAATAAATTGCCACCTGAATTGAGAAGGGCAGGTAGAGATGTACTTAACGATTTAAGAAGACGAGTACCTCTAGGTAGAGTAACTGGCGGAAGAGTATTCCCACCATTTAAAATACCACCACTAAATATTTAAATATAATAAGGAGTTATAATGGCGTTACCAATAGTTGAAACACCTAGATATGAGTTGACTTTACCGTCAACAGATATGAAAGTACAATATAGACCTTTTCTCGTTAAAGAGGAAAAAGTTTTATATATGGCACTTGAATCAGGTGATGAAAAAGAAATGCAATCAGCAACAAAAGATATTTTACGTGCTGTAACATTTAATAAGTTAGAAGTAGAAACATTACCTACTTTTGATGTAGAATATATTTTCCTACAAGTGAGGGCAAAATCAGTAGGAGAAGTTGCTAAATTTAAGATTATTTGTCCAGATGATAATACAACCTATGGCGATGTGGAGGTTGACATATCAAAAGTTGAGGTGCAAGTTGATGACGCACACACAAATGACGTTTTGTTAGACGAGAAAAGAAAATTAGGCGTGATTATGAAGTATCCTAATATGAAAGTGTTATATGACACACAAGGTGTTAAGGCACTTAATTATGAGGATATTATTAATTTAATTATAGGTTGTGTTGATTACATTTACGAGGGTGAAAAAAATTATCCTACAAAAGAGTCAACAAGAGAAGAATTAAAAGAGTTTTTTGAAAACTTAGCACAAGAACAGTTTGCTAAATTAAGAAAATTCTTTGATACTATGCCTAAATTAAGACACGAAACAAAAGTGAAGAACCCGAAGACAGGAGTTGAGAGTACAGTTACCTTCAGCGGGTTACAAGATTTTTTCGGATTAGCCTCTCCCACAACAGCCTAGAGGCGTTATTTGAAATTAATTTTGCACTTATGCAACATCATAAGTATTCACTAACGGAGATTGAGGCAATGATACCGTGGGAAAGAGATGTATATGTATCTTTATTGATACGATATATTAAAGAAGAAAACGAGAGAAAAAAAAGAGAACAAACTAAAGGATAATTATGTTTGAAGAACAGAAAAAAGACGCAGTAGAAAAGATTAAATGGGTATGGTGGTTTCTAAAAGAAGAATTGCCACAATTTCTATCTAATTGGAGAACAGTACCTAGAATTATGATGTTCTTATATGGTTTGGTATTTTATAACACAATGCAATGGTTTATGGCATTAGAGAATCCTAATAACGCACAGGCAGGGTTTGTGTCAGTTGTAGTTGGGGCTGGTGCTGCTTGGTTTGGGTTATATGTAAATGGCAAATCATCAAAAGTACAATCAAAAAAATATAAAGATACAAGTATAGGTTAATAAATGGCATTACCGAAAATAGATAAACTATCAAGTGAATTTACTGTATCAGAAAATGATTCAGACGCAGTAAAGGTAGAGATAGAAAAATTAGGACAATCAATACAAGAGTCAAGTAGTCTAGGTTTAAAGGCTGCTACACAAGCAGTTGTTGGTAATGTTCCTCAAATGATAAAAGAATTAACTGAAGATATAAAATCAGGTTCTATTGATAACTTTGCAACAGCAATAAACAAACTCATTAAACTAACTACTGAATTAGGAATTGATTTAAGAGATTACAATAAAGAATTAGCAGAAACGGTAGATAAGTTTACTAACAAACAAATGAAGTTAGAGGATAAACTAACTAAATTTAGAGAAATGGGTTTAAAAGCAGAAATTAAAAATGGTGAAGTAAAACTATTAACTCAACGAGATGTATTCAAGGCACAAAAAGAAAAAATTAAAAATGAAAGATTAATTGAGTCTAAAGTTGCTGATAGAGCAAAATTACAGGCAGATATAGATAATAAAGTTTGGGAAAATAGTAAGGCAAGAACAAAGGCACAAGATAAAATAGTAAAAAACGAAGAAGAAATTGCTCAATTAAGATTAGATAACGAAGAAATAGATAAGAAAACAGGAACGACAGCAGATACAGGTTTTAGTGGCAATGATGGAGGGTTTAGTAAACTTTCTGAATTGAAAGAGGCATTTATGGTAATACCTGATACTATTGCAGACGCATTTGGTCAATTTGCTAATGTAGGTAAAAAAGCATTTTCAGGTTTTATGACTTTCCTAGGTGCCCCATTAAAAACAATAGGTAAAATGTTTAAATCTATTGCTAATATATTCAAAACTGCTAGAATAATGATCGCATTAAAGGTACTTGCTGTTATCGCTGCCTTTCAATGGGTTGCAGAAAACATAGATATGATTGCTGGTGTATTTGTAAATATATGGAACAAGATTACAGGTTTCTTCAAAGATATTATAGATTGGTTTAAAAACTCAAAAGTAGGTAAGTTTTTTGGTTTGGGTGGTGAAGAAGGTGATGACCAACCTTCTAGAAAAAATTATAACTATGTGTCAGATGATGGCACATATGGTATAGGTGAAGATGGATCAGAAATAGCACCTGTAAATGCAGTAGATGAATTTTTACCAGCAAACAAAGACCCTAGTAATGCACCTGTTGTTGATCCTGTTACAAAAGAAATTTATAAACCAGGTGACCCAGGTTACGAAAAGGCATACTCACGTAGATTTCAAACTGTACAATCATATAGTGATGATGAACAATCAGTTAACGCAATGAATGAATTGAGAAGTGTAGTAGGTGATAATGTTGATGGAGATAGAACATCCTCAATGCTTAAATCTTTAGAATCACAAAGTAATAATATTAAACCACCAACTATTGTTAATATACAAAATAATTCTACATCAAATAATTCTCAGTCTGCTGCTACTAATGTTTCTGGATTTTTAACACACGAACCTGATACAACATTAAAATATGTTCAACAAGGTAGTACAGGTTCTGCTGATTTTTAATAATTGTAACCTAAATCTTTTTCAGTAATTATTTTAAACACAGCACCGTTATCTTCAGCATAAACAGTTGCCGCTTTCCACTTTGCCTGATTTTTAATAAACTCAAAACTCTCACGCATATATGATTTAGTTTTCTTTTTAGGTGGTTTAGGTCTAGCACATTGACGAGAAGGTTTAATCTCAATCAACATCTTTTTACCTTTGTCTGTTTTTAGTATGAAGTCTGGAAAGTATCTATGATATTTCTTATCAATAGGATTGTAATATCTAATTGCTAATTCTTCACTTGCCCAATTTGTTATGCCTGGGTTATTATCACAATAGACCATAAATTTACGCTCTAAAAGTGAACGATATACTATGTTATTTGGGTTGCCAACATATTTTTTAGGATTAGTTGGTTTATATATTCCTTTAAAAGACTTGCTCATATCATATAAATAGTTATAACAATATTTAGTAAGGATAAAATAAATGGCTTGGACATCAAAAGTAGCAAATGTAATCAAAGGTAAAATAGGTAATGCTATTGCAGGCGCAGTAGGTAATAAGATAATGTCATCCTTTGCTAGTCAAGAGCAAACATCTAAAATCGCTGCTAAACTATTAAGCAAATCTCCATTAGAGATAGGTGATAGTAATCCTACAGCACATTTAAAAGAGAATCCTTACTCTTACGGTACAGTATATTACCCACAAGAAACAAGTAATATGGGTGATGGACATTATGTTATATTTGATATTCTTATGCACAATGAGTCATCATTTAAAACAAATACTTTCAACAACGGATTATTAACAGACAATTCAAAAAATTTTGTAGGTGGTGAGGCAGAGTTTTTTGCTGCTGGTGGGGCAACACGAAACTTATCAAATATAAAAAGACGAGGTATTGGTTCCACAAAGAGAATTAGAGATGTAAACTCTGGTATGTTTAGTAAATTAAAATCAAAACATTCATATATTTCAGATAGTATTATAATGTATATGCCACCTGAAGGAATGAAATATACTTATTCTGCTGACTATGAGGCATTAGAAACTGGTCTTGCAGGTGATGTAGCACAAGGTATAGGTGGTTTAGTTAATGACGCAGGATTTAAAGCTAAATTACAGGCAGCTGCAAAAGGCACAACTGGTGTAGTACAAGAATTAGTTAAAGAGGCAGGTTTCGGTGTTGCTTCATTAATACCTGGTTTTGATAACGCAAGAGGTGTATATGATAAGTTTAAAGGTCAGGCAAAGAATCCTAATTTAGAATCAGTATTTAAATCAGTACCATTTAGAGAGTTTAATTTTCCATTTACTTTTGCACCAAAGAATGAGAAAGAGAAAGATAGTGTACACAAGATATTACAATTGTTTAGATTTCATATGTTGCCTGAACAACAAAGTGGTGCTAATGGTTACTTCAATGTGCCATCAGAATTTCAAATAACTTATATGTATAGAGATAATGAAAACTCATACTTACCTAGAATTAGTCGTTGTGTTTTAAAAAATACTACAATAGATTATGCACCTGAACAAGTTGTATCAACATTAACACCAGACGAAAGAGGGGCACCGCCTACTATAATTACTATGAACTTAACATTTGGTGAAACAGAAATTATGACAAAAGATACGGTAGCAAAAGGATATTAATATGTATTTTGAAAGATTTCCTAAAGGTCAATATATTATACCAGGCACAAAAGAATACAAACTGGTTACTGATATATGGAGAAGAATTAAGATAAGAGATAAAATTAAGAACGAGGCAAGTCTTTTAACAGAATACTTTGTTGCAGATGGTGAAAGACCTGAAACAATTGCAGAAAGACATTTTGGCAGTCCTGAATTACATTGGATTATATTAATTACAAATGATGTAACTGATGGCCTACACGGTTGGCCGTTGACGTTTCAAGCATTTGAGGAATTTGTAAATGACAAATATGAATTGCCTGACGCTATACATCATTATGAAAAGGTACAATCTAGTGGACCACAAGATTCAATAGATCAATCACACTTGATAGAATGTAATAGTACAGACCCAGGCGCACAAGCAGTTTCAAATAGAGAATACGAACAAAGAGAACAAGACAGAATAAGTAGAATAAAATTAATATCTCCTTCTTTTTTACCAGTGCTCATTGAGGAATTTGAAAGATTAATGAATGAATAATTATGTACTCAGCAATAGATACAGATAAACTTACAAGACCAGGTAGATTCTTACTAGATGATATTACCCTAGTGTCGTATCAATCAGCAGATGGTTCTAATAAGAATGCTAAATCAATCTCAATCAAAACACAAGTTTTAGAAATAGACATATACGAAACACTTGACGGTGCAGGTCTATCAGGAAGTATAGTTGTTGCAGACGGTCAATCTGTTATATCACATTTACCCTTAACAGGTTATGAACGTATAGAATTTAAGTTATTTACGCCAGGCACGAGTAGAGGTTACGATTTCACTAGTAAGACAGGTCACCCTATGTTTATTTACAAAATCAGTAATAGATTGCCTTTAACGCCTAGATCACAAATATATGTATTACACTTTTGCAGTAGAGAAATGATTGATAATGAAATGATAAGAGTTAATAAAACATTGACAGGTCCAGTAGATAATATGATTGCAAATATAGTGAGAACTGATTTAGATAGTAAAAAGAATTTAATTGTAGAAGAAACAAGAGGTGTACACAAGTTTGCTATGCCGAGAGTTAAACCTTTGAATGCTATTGCTAAATTATCTACAATATCAGAACCATTAAAATATAATTCAAGTGGTATGTTATTCTATGAAGACAGTACAGGTTTTAGATTTAGAAGTATAGAAAATATGTTGGCAATAGGTGGTGTTGCAAGACCAGTAGCAGCAAAGTTTCAACAGAAACCTAGAAATGTAAAAGGTGGATCAGGTGAAACAGATGTAATAAAAGAAATGCAGACGGTAGATGGTTATACAATTAAAGATCAGTTTGATACATTAAAGAACTTATCTAACGGTGTATATGCTAGTAGAACGGTTACCCACGATATGTATAACAAAACTTTTAGTGAAATAGACTTTGATTACAACACATATTTTCCTACTATATTTCATACTGAACACGATGGATCAGGTGGTAAGGTAGATAGTAAATCGCAGTTGCCTTTATTTAACTTTAAAGAAAATAAAATGATTTCAGATAAACCAGAAGGACGATTGAACTTAATATCTACAACAAAAAATATACAAAAAGATTACGAAGGACCAGAAGATGAACGAATATATCCTGCTAATATGGCACAGAAACTATCATTTAGAAGTCAGAGCATAGAATTAGATTGTAAAGGTTTTACAGGCATTTCAGTTGGGGATTTATGCAGTTTTGAAGTACCTAGTTATGAACCTGTAAAAAGAGATAATCCTATGGACATTGACCCATATATGAGTGGCCGTTATCTAATAAGACGAATACACCATAATATTAATACGGCAAAAGATATGCACACAATGAATTTAGAGTGTGTGAAAGACGCAGTAAGAGTAGCATATCCAGAAGAAAATATAGATATACATACAAATAGAGAAAACCTAGACGCCACTACGTTTTTACAATATCAACTAGACGAGGCATTAATTAACGAGGCAAACCAAGAAACGCATAATGAGATATTAGCTTAGAGCAGCTAAGAGTCAGATTTTTTTTGACTAAGGCTGGCCTACTGCCACAATATGAGAGAAAACAATTAACTGAGCAAAGATAATGAAAATGAACATAAAAACGCAGATTAAAGACATCAGCAAGAGATGTAAAGACAAATTTAATAATATGATAGAGAATACTCACTATAAGATAGACTGTATATTATATTACAATAGATACCATAAGTTTTACAAAGGCACGCCAAGTTATATGCAGTTATTCAAAGATAAAGTCAGTCTAGCGACTGCCTGGATCAATAATAAGTATAGTAATATAGACATTAATAAGGCATCCTTAGGGTATACAGACTTGGTAGTACACAATAATGAGGAATTAGACGAGTTGCGTAGGAAGCAATTAAATAGTAAAAAATGACATATAGCTTAGTGATTAAAAACAAACATATATCGGTAGAAATTAAATGGCCTTCTTAGGAATTTCGGAGTTTAAACATTTCGTAGGCGTAGTAGAGGATCGTTTTGATCCTGAGAAACTAGGCAGGCTGCGTGTTCGTGTTCTTGGCATACACACAAGCAATAAAAATAAGATAGCAACCGCAGACTTACCTTGGGCGTCTGTTCTATTGCCTACTACATCAGCAGGCATATCTGGTCTTGGCCAGTCGCCTTCTTTCATTGTAGAAGGTGCGTGGGTGTGGGGATACTTTAGAGATGGCGATGGCCTTATGCAAGAGATGGTGATAGTAGGTACATTACCAGGCAAGCCGGCTGAATTAGGTAATACAGATAGCGGCTTCTATGATCCTAATTTTAGATTAGATAAAGACGGCCAGCCTACAAATATTTCTGTTTATCCTAAAGAGATGGCCGAACCTGATACAAACAGATTAGCAGTTAATGATACTACAAAAGAACACAGCAGTTTAACAAGTCGTAAGGCGGCCAGACTAGAAAATATACCTACAGCAGACTTTGACGAGGTAGGGTCTAATATCGCAGCCAGCGACACGGACAACTGGTCTCAACCTGCTATTACATACAATGCCGTCTATCCATATAATCACGTGTTTGAGAGTGAAAGCGGCCACATAAAAGAATATGACGATTCGTTTACAGTTGACGAAGACGGCATCCGTAC